TAACTGTAGAGAGCAGACTTGTTGAACTTGAGAGGATAAGACCTTTCAGATATACCGACAACAGCCAGAAGTTACGTCACCCCACAGACGACTTCTTCTCCTTTGTACCTGCGCTACAAGACAGGGAAATCCTTTGGGGAAGAGAAGTAGTTAAACCCACATAAGAAAGATAACTCATGCCCGACTTATCAGAGTTGTACAAGTACCTAGACAAAGAGAAGAACACAGTTTTCCACTACCACATAAAAGATTGCTTCATGTTCACTAACGATGCTTGGAAAGCTATGTACGGACATGGTTGGGCTGATGACTGGGATAGACGATATATTAAGTCTACTGGGCTTTACATGAAGGTAAAAGAGCTAAAGGAAGAGTTTGGCTTTGACACGATAGAAGAGGCTGTAGATAGCAAGCTAACTAGGGTCAAGGGTGTCCCTCCAAGAGGTGCATTGGTAGCTACCGATAAGGATATTTCAGCTACAATTATAGGTAAAGCCTTTGGTATCTGTATAGGTAACAAAGCGGCTTTCTTAAGTAAATCTGGTGTTGTTTATATACCTGTGACAGATATAACAGAGGCTTGGGTAGAATAGATGAAAACTCCTTTTAACGTGTTAGCTAAACATACCTCTTGGGATAAAGCCCCCAGAGACCCTATTACTATTGGCAATGCCATAATAGCTGGTCTGGGGATGTCTACCTCTTCTATAGCTCTAATTTGGTTCACCGGGTTTGTCGCTACCACTCTTGTAGCTGGCGCTCTTATGAGAGCACTTATGCCCAAGCCACCTAAGATGCAAGAGGGTCTATTAGGTAACTTCCGTCAGGCCGCTGCTCCTTGGGATGTAGTGTACGGTCAGGTTCGTAAGGGTGGTACTATCACCTATATGGAATCTACAGGCGACACTAACAAGTACCTACACATGATAGTTACCCTTGCGGGGCATGAGGTTGAAGAGATTGGTGACATCTACATCAACGATAAGGTTGTTACCATTGACGGTAATGATGAGGTAACTTCAGAGCCTTGGGTCTCTGGTGCTGGTGGTGCTGACAAGTGGATTACCATTAAGAAGTTTACAGGCGCTAGTAACCAGAATATTTACAACAGTCTCCAGAGCATGACTGATGGCCCTACCTTTGAGAACGAAGCTGCAACTAATACACCCTCTAATTTCAAGGGTGAGGGCATCTCGTGTATCTATGTAAGGCTGGAGTATAACCGTGATGTGTTTGCTAGTGGCATCCCCTCATTTTCCGCTGTAGTCAAAGGTAAGAAGGTCTATGACCCTCGTACATCTACAACAGGTTACTCAGCTAATGCTGCTCTATGTATTCGTGACTACCTCGTTAGTGAGTACGGGTTGAATACCCTTGCATCAAGCATTGATGACACCTACTTTTCTACTGCCGCTAATGATTGTAACACAAGCTCAGGTTCAGGTGAATCTAATAAATTCGAGATTAACGGTGTTATAACCACAAGTGCTAACATAAGGTCCAACTTACAAGATATGGTTGGTGCTTGTGTCGGTAACTTGTACTACAGTGCTGGTCAGTTTAAGCTAGTAGCTGGTGTGTATAGTCCGTCTGTTAAGACATTGACCCTTGATGACCTAAGAAGTGAGATCAGCCTTAACACAAGGACTTCTCGCCGTGACAACTTTAACTCTGTTCAAGGCACATTCATCTGGGGCGGTGTTGACGATGGTTCAAACAGTGGTGGTGACTGGACGGAGTTTGAGTACCCACCCATTACATCTACCACATTTGTCACAGAAGATAATGAATACGACAACCCACTACAGCTAGACCTCCCACTTACTACAGGTTCAGCTACAGCACAGCGTATTGCTAAACAGACTTTGTTCCGTGCTAGGGAGCAAATGTCCTTTAGTGCTGAGTTTGGTATGAACGCATTTGATCTTGAGATTGGTGATACAGTTAGCCTTACTCTTGATCGTTACGGTTGGAGTCAGAAAGAGTTTGAAGTTGTAAGCTGGGGCTTTAAAGCTGACCAAGACGCTGGTGATCTTAGGGTTACACTCGGCCTCAGAGAAACCTCTGCTGCTGCATTTGATTGGAACGCTGAAGAGAGCGACATTACAGGAAACAATAGTAATTTACCTCAGCCCAATGAAGGCTTAGTCATCAATAATCTTACAGCTTCGGCTGGGGGTCGTATTCAAGGTGATGGAACATTTATAAACTCGGCGATACTTGACTGGGACGATATAAGTAACGCATATCTTGACTACTACGATATTGAGTGGAAAATCTTATCTGACACTGTTTATAATGCTACGACATCAAACAGCAGTAACATTGAGATCACGCCCCTTATTGATAACATAGAGTATGTCTTTCGTGTTCGATCTGTTGCTACGAGCGGCAATCAAGGTCCGTGGGCAACAATTAATTTCACTGGTGGTGGCGACACTACAGCACCCGGTCTTCCTACTAGCGTTACTGCCCAAGGCGGCTTCCGTTACATCACGATCAACTGGACCAACCCAGCGGATGCTGACTTGAAGCATGTGGAAGTTTGGGAGAACGACACGAATACAACTTCAGGTGCTTCTCTTGTTGGCGTCTCAGGTGGCAGTGAGTTCATAAGATCAAACCTGAATGTAGATCAGACCAAATACTACTTCCTGAAGTCTGTGGATTTCAGCGGAAATAAGTCAGTGTTTACATCCGGGGTATTTGCCACTACTACCTTCCTTGATGACCCAGATTTTGAGAATGGTGTATATAGCTTGTTCACTGAGCAAGGTCTCTATGCCATTGAGGATGTTACATCGCTCCCGGCTTCAGGTGACTTTGTGGGCCAGAAGCTATTTAACCGCACTGATGGCAAGCTGTACCAGTGGACGGGTTCCGTCTGGGAGTCAGTTGTGGGTGGCGCTGAGAGCTTTGGCGACTTGCAGGGTAGCATTGCTCAATCACAGATACCAAATGGAGTAATTGATACTGCACAAATTGCAGACGATGCGATTATTGCTGGCAAGATCAGTGCAAATGCTGTTGGGGCCAATGCTATTGCTGCTAACAGTATTTATGGTGCGGCCATTCAAGGCGGAGTTATTACTGGCGACAAGATCAGTGCTAACACAATCACAGGTGGCCTAATCGCTGCATCCGGCATCATTACAAACTCAGCGCAAATCAATGACGCTATCATAACCAATGCCAAGATTAGCAACATAGCTGCTGACAAGATTACCGCTGGTGTACTATCGGCTGATCGTATCCCGACTTTATCGACCAATAAGTTTTCTACTATGTCGGGTCTATATGGCAACCGGAGTGGTGACACGGATGATCCAGCGGCCTCTGGTACAATAACTAGCTTTACATATACTCCAACGGCAAATTCTGTGGCTTTGCTTACTCTTTTCATACAGGGTGTTCTTGAAACAAGGCCCGGTGGAGAAGGGAGTTATAGCTTTGTTATAGAGGTATTTTTAAATAATATACTTGTATTGTCTACCGGGGGAAGCGGGAACACTGACGGTCCAGTAGCTGTTACATTGCAGGGTAACTATGCCTTTAACGCATCTGCTAACACGTCTCAAACAGTAACGGTAGGTTGGCGACAGTTTAATGGCCGAAAAGGAAAGTTGCAGATTAACAATGGCGTCATTTCTTCAATCTTTACTCAAGACTAGAGGAGCTTAACTATGAGTGAAATAGATTTCAGTAATATAGACCCCTTAAAAATGATGAGAGATCAAAGAGATTGGGCGCTAGCTAAGTCAGATAGAAAAATGTTATGGGACAGTGGTCTAACTGACGAACAAAGACAACAGTGGGCCACCTACAGGCAAGCCTTAAGAGACTTACCTGAAAATACAACAGACCCCGAAAGACCCGTTTGGCCAGAGCCACCAGAATAAGGATACACTAATGTCATACAAACTTGGAACACGCAGCCTACAGAACTTGTCAGGAGTTAACCCTGATATGGTCGCTGTAGTGAAACGAGCCATTGAGATCACTGAGGTTGACTTCACAGTAATCGAAGGTATCCGTCACATCAACCGTCAACGAGAGTTACTCAAGGCTGGTAAGTCAACTACCTTGAACTCACGGCACATCACAGGTCATGCTGTAGATATGGTTCCTTATCCTGTCGATTGGGAAGACCTAGAACGCTTTGAGCAAATGGCTGAAGCTATGAAGGAAGCGGCAGAAGAACTCGAAATCCCTATCGTATGGGGTGGCGACTGGAAGAGCTTCTACGATGCACCTCACTTTGAACTTGATCGAAAGACGTACCCATGAGCAAAGATATGATTAACAATAATTTATCTATAGGGTTAATCTTAGGTCTCATTACTCAGGGTGCAGCTATCGTATGGACTGTCTC